ATCATACAGTGACATCCACTCACGCATGAACGTACCCATCTGTGGCTTTTCTTTGTATGCAACGCTGTTGTTTGCAAGCGCACGTTGCCCTTCATTCTCCCACCACTGTCCTGCCTTTGCATGACGCATTTGGTCATCATTCAAGTTAGACAGGCTAATGAGTGCGCTTCGTCTGACACCACCAACAACTACAACCTCACCAATCTTACACATGATGTCATGGCATTCTATTGGATACAGTCTACGTCCTGCAGCACCTTTAAATTTCTCAATGCAGAAGTTAAACAACTCAACAAGTGGCTGTGGTCCTGATGCCCTACCACCAAATGTCTTGAGCCTTGCACCTGCAGGGCGTACCTCTGACACATCCCACTTAGGAATCTGTCCAGTGTACAGCATAGCAATCAGTTCCTTTAGTGACTTTGCCCATCCCGGACGACTGTCGCCTACCTTGATTACTGTGTCTGTCTCATGAAAGTCTTCATTCACGATAGGTAGTTTTTCTACGTGATGGCGTTCAACACTGAAGCCTACACCAGTACCGCACATGAGGATGTACATAGTCTCGTCAAACGCACGTGGACTATCCACTGGTACATATGAACAGTTATACCCACCAACATGGCAACGGTCTAGGGCAGGACCAGCAGTCATCAATGCCCTCATGCTTGGCATGATGTCCTGATTAAGTACGGCTTGCTCTAGTTCATTGCGCATGTCCTTTGTGACTTTGTAATTGTGTTTGTCACGAAGGTGGTTTGTGATGTAGTCAAAGTAACGAGACACAGTTTCCTGCCATGTCTCACGCCTTTGCTCATTTTCTTTCCATCGTGCATAGCGTGAAAGTGCTATGAAGTTTTGGTAGTCTGTTGGTAAATAATTGTTCATTAGTAACTCTCCATAACTGTTCGTATTGTTTTTACTCTGACACCATCAATATCATATATCATTTCTTCAAGTGCCTCTTCAAGTTCTTCATCCACTCTGCCATCTGCTGGCATAGGATATTCTTCATCGTCAATTAGCAGTGTCATAAACACCTTAACGGTCACCATCATAGCAGCCTTCCACTTCTTGAATTAGACGATTAAGATACCACTGTGCTTTCTTCAAATCCTCTGAGCCATTCTTGTAGCGGTATCTCCACAGGTATTTAAGTATGTTGCCTTGTAGATAATACTCAAACCCCTCTCCTGTTGCAGCAGCAATAGCGTCAACGCATTCGATGCCTGACTTATTATAATGTGCAGGATTATTTACCATGTCAGATTGTTTTCTGGCTTGCTCTCGCTTGGCTTTTTCCTCTGCTTCAAATTCTTCAATCATCTTTTTGTAATCTGTCATGTCAAGCACTCCCCTTTGTTCGTGTTCCAAATGATAATGTCACCACATTGTCGTCTATTTCTAACACCCTTCCTCTGTCACTGTCAACAGAAATATCTTCCTCTGACATCTCATTTTCAAACTCCATAACAAAATTATGTACCGCATCTCTCATTGCATCATCTACTTCCATGATGGGTATTGTGCAAGCCACCATCTTAGTAAGGTGTAGTATCTGGAAGTAGTCATCGTCTGACAGATGCTTGTCGTCATTAGTAATAATGGCTACATCAATCTCACCTGTCCACTGATTTGTCTTATCAGTCTGTGGGCGAATACGAATCAAAAAATCATTGTCTTGAATATGGTTGTCTGTGTCATCTGTCATAGCTAACTCCTTTGCTTTTTAGTTCCTGTAAATTTAACAAACTTTGGATGCTTGTTCTTCCCTTTCTCCTTTAGCCAATCTTCTGGAATGATGCGGTCATAGTATCTGAAACCATACTTGATACACCACTCAGCATAAGTTGACTTAGCACCCTTACGCAACTTGCGTCTGCTATTCTCAAACACAAACCGTATGTCTAATTTAGGATGCTGCCGCTGAATTGCAAGGTGTTTGCGTCTATCTGCGGCAGTAAACATCCCCTTAGATTCGATGATGATGCCATTGTCTAACACGAAGTCTGGTGTATAGGTGCGGTAGGCTAAGTCTTCCCACTCAATCTTGATACTCTCGTAGTCATACTTTGCTTTTAGGTTGTTAAGATACTCCGATATCTTTAACTCCAACCCACTCCTATAACCATACTTACGTGCCGCCCTAAATGCCTTATGATTGTGGGTTGCCATCATTTACCAACTCAACATAAGACACAATCTTAGGGTCTTTTGCTTTTGACATGACTGATGGCATCTCTTTCAAGTTAGGCCAACAAGCATGTTTATATGAACAGAAGCCACACTCTACACCTAATATCTTATTACCTGTAGGCTTGCCTCTGAACACTTCTTCAACTGGCTCAAAGCAACGCTGTACTTCATCCTTTTCTAAGGCAATCTTAGCAAACTTTGCTTTGTCCAGTTCAGCATCAATGTCAATGCCAGTAGCAGGGACATACTTAAACTCCCCATTACCTTTGTTGACTACCCACCAACCACCTGCCTCTTTACCAGAAGCCTTGGCATAGCCAGCAAGCTGACCAACATATCCGAAACTGTCTCCATTCTTTAGTGTTTCAAATGAATCAAACTTGTTACGGTATGACCAGTCAGATGCTGACTTAATGTCATCGACAGCACCGTCAATAACAATGTCATATGTTCCAGAAATACTGGTGTCGTGTAGTTCCAGTGATACTTTATCTGAGTTCTCATACTTAACTCCTGCTTCTGTTAACAGACCTTTAAATACTGCCTCTACAATATCACCAATCATCATGTTCATGACGAATGTGGTAGGCTTTGGTAATGCCTTGTCAGGGTGATTCTTTTCAAACCACAACTGACAAGACGGTCTGCCTATGTTTGACATCCGAAGAGTAAACTCTCTGCGCTTACTCTCCTTGCCAAACTGACGATGCAGTGCCTCTTTGATGTCGTTGGCTACTTGCTCTATCGTTTCAGCAGACATTTGTGTTTTGCCGTTGACCGCATCTTCAAGATACTGATGCAACGCCAGTTCAGCAGGATGGTTCATTACGCTACTTCCTCATCAAGTTCCACATCAATAATGCCTTCAGTGATTTCAGCATCAATAACATCATCATGTTCTGTTGCCTTATCTGACCAAGCATTAATAATGTACTCGTTGTAGTTCTCAACCCATGCCATGAAGTCAGCAAAGGTATCCTGTTCCTTGTCACCAAGGTCAAGTGTCTTTGTAACATCAAGTGACACAACTGGCAAGTAGAAACTGTTACCATTAGGCAACTTGCGTTCCTCTGTATTGCCAATCACATGGTGTTGAACAGGCAGACGCTTCATCTTCGTGAGTTTGTTGAACACTGCACCGACATCCTTAAATGCGTCACGGTTCTCAATCTCCCAGATGAATGGCATCTCATCTACTTCAACAGAATTACCTTGTGCATCAGTAGCGTTGATGAGTTCAACTGTACCAAGCATTACACGAACACGCTTAATCTGCTTGATAAGTTCCTGTGTCTTCTCTGGTAACGCCTTAAAGTCTTCGATGTAACCAGCAGGTTTGCCACAGTTAAAACCACCGTCATTGTCTTTCAAGTCAATGTTCAAGTTGTTTGCCATGACTGTCTTGACATAACGATTTGGCTTATCCCCAAACCCTTTAATGAAACGCTTATACATAAAGCGTTGCAAGTATGGGCGAAGATTAACTGACTGAGCGTAGTAGGTAGGTCCATCTGGTATTTCCAACCTGTACTGCCCAGCCTTCACTAGCACCTTGTCATCGCCAAGGATGGCAGAATGCTGTAATCGCAATCGTGCCAATGTGCTAGTCTGTTTCTTTGTATTGGCACTATCAGCCGACATGCCCATAGCCTGTGCCATGGCAGCAAAGTTGTTAGTGTCAATCGTTGTTAGTGATGTTGTCATATATTTTTACTCCTTATACTAGTGTCAAAGAACCATAGTTATATCAGGCAACGTCTTTCGTGTCAAGCCAATTATAACCAATTTTTGCTTCAAGCAACAGCGGTACATTAAACTGTACACCCCACCGCATGAGTATTAGATTAGGCAAATCGTCATTAGTCTGCTTTATGATATTGATAACACTCCTTTCTTCATCTGGATGAACATCAATGACGATGCTGTCATGTACACTATTTACCACACAGGACTGCATACCGTCAAGCAGTTTATCTATGTGTAATAATGCCACAGGTACAATGTCTGCCGTAGCGAATGACTGCACAGGATAATTCTTTATCTGTGTAAAGTGTGACACTCTGCCACGGGCATTCCGTGTAACATCAGGAAATGAAAACTCACGACCTGATGGTGTACGAATCTTGCGTGTGTTTATAGCCTCTTTAGCCAGTCGGGTATGCCAATCTGCGACCCCTTGGTATTTGTCATTGAAGTGTTCATAGTATGCCGCTTCTGCCTTTGTTCTTCCAAAGCCTGTCGCTCCATACAACGGCGCAAAAGTATGCGCTTTCGCATCCTGCCTACTCGTAGGTTGACCAGCGGTAGTAATAACTTCAGCGGTATATGCATGTACATCAAATCCAGTAGATACTTCTTCAATAGCAACTCCATCTTGTGATAAGAATGCGGCGGCACGAAACTCTAGCTGTGCAAAGTCAGCCTCAAGTATCTTGCCACCCTCGAAACGAGACACGAACACCTTCTTCACAGGAAACGTACCACCTCGTGGCATGTTCTGCATGTTAGGGTCTGCCCCACTAAACCTGCCTGTCGCTGTACGATGCTGAAGCAAACGCACATGTAACTTACCATCAGGCTTGGTGTAGTTCTTAATACCATCCACAAAGGATGACAGGTATGTGTCAACGGCTGATAGCCTACGCACTTTGGCTAAGAAGTCAGCCGCCTGTGTCATACCCTGTGACTTAGCAGATGACTCTAGCACTTCAAGGTTGCCCTTGCTTGTAGTAAAGCCATTGGCACTAGCCCACTTAGGTGAAGGTGGACGAAACTTAAACCCTGCAATCTCATTTGTAGGATTAAACAGATAACCCACAGTATCACAAGCAGGACACCTGTTCTTGTTAGCGTAAGGTGTGCCATCCTTCTTTGTCTTGTGAATGTAGCCAGAGCCATTGCAATCAGTACACTGCACAGCCTTAGTCTTGTACATACGCTCTGTACCACCTGCAATGAGGCTACGAAACTCTGCATCATCCATGTAAGGGTCAATAGCATTGCCCCAATACTGCTTGTCTCTCACCTTGCGGCTGTAAATTACCCAAGACAATTGCTCTGGGCTATTCAGATTGATAGGTGTGTCACCCATAACATCACGCACTTGCTTGTTCAGACTTTCAATGAGGTCAGCCTTCTCCTGCATAAACTCCTGTTGCACAGCGTCAAGCACAGATAAGTCAACCTTAAACCCACGCTGATAAATGCGTGACAGACATACAGCCACCTGATTAGTCAGGTCAACGGTAGTCATCAGTCCACCATCTGCCTGTGTATTCAAACGGTACATCAGCCTGTCAGACAATTGCTGTGTAGCATGAAGGTCAGCAGACAGGTAATGTGACAACTCATCATGAGGTATGTCACGAACACTGTACCCTTGCTTGAAGTATTCCTTCAATGTGTCCTGCTTCTGTGTGTCCAACTCATAGCGTTCAGCACAAGCCTCTAGTGATAGAGGTTGCTTCTGCCCACGCTGTAACACATACTCAGCAAGCATTGTATCAAACACAGGACCATCATACTTGAACCCTGATTCCCACAGCCACAGCAAGTCGTGTGCCGCATTGTGCATGATAAGAACGGTAGCCTTGTCCAACTGCTCTTGCACAATCTTGTGACCATTGTAACTTGGCTCACATTCACTGTGGTCAAAGGTGATACTAAACTCCTCACCTTGGTCAGTAAGCATACCAACCATGACAAGTGTATTCTCTGGCTCAAAGGGGTCAAGGTGAGTCTTATCACCACGCTTAACAACAGTGTTCTCTACATCAAGTGTTAGTTTCATCCTTCGTACCTCGCTGTCTGATAATTTAACTCACAGTTCACCATGCCATGCCAGCCATTCAACTTGTTCTTCACGATGTTGATGTGGCGTAGTGGGCTATCCTCTTCCTGCCCTTCCACAGATGGTGACTTGCCAATCAGTATCATCAAGTCTGCCTCTGCCGCCTTACCTGTACGGCTACCCTGCATCATGCTCTGGTTTAACTGCGCACGACCTTCTGCATCCGCACTCAACTGAGACATGTAGAATACAGCACAGTCATATGTCTTGGCAATCTGCCTAGCGTAGATAGCACAAGCCGCCAGTGCTTGGTCTTCCCTTGCATATGAACCTGATACACCAAACTTGTCACCCATGTCAAGCACAAGTATGTCCGGCTTGTACGATTTACATACCGATTCTACCCATGCCATGTCACGACCACCTGCATCCTTAATCTTGATGTTCTGCATGACAGGTGAGTAAAGCAACTGTGCCTTACTCATGTTGTCTCGTACTTCACGAGCAGACATACCTGCAGCGGCAGTCAAGTACCTTGCACCAACACGGTGCGTAGGCTCTTCGTTACACAGGATGATGCAGTTAGCACCCTGATGTGCAAAGCCGCCGGGTGCGGCAATCATTGAAGCATGGAAGGATGTCTTACCAGTGTTTGGCCTAGCACCTACCTCAATCAACTGTCCACCAGACACGCCCTCTACCTTGCGAGCAATGGAAGGTACATTGAATGTCCATCGTGCTTCCAGTTCAGCCTTTGCCATGAGTGTCTCAATGCTGATGTCATCCCACTCAATGTTGAGGTTAGGAATGAAGTCATCGCCATATCGCTCA